GCCAGCCCCTTACGGGGCGACACTCCGCCATGAATCACTCCCCTGCGAGGAACCACTGTCCTCACGCAGAAAGCGTCTAGCCATGACGTTAGTATGAGTGTCGTACAGCCTCCAGGACCCCCCCTCCCGGGAGAGCCATAGTGGTCTGCGGAACCGGTGAGTACACCGGAATTGCCGGGAAGACTGGGTCCTTTCTTGGATCAACCCACTCTATGCCCGGAGATTTGGGCGTGCCCCCGCGAGACTGCTAGCCGAGTAGTGTTGGGTCGCGAAAGGCCTTGTGGTACTGCCTGATAGGGTGCTTGCGAGTGCCCCGGGAGGTCTCGTAGACCGTGCACCATGAGCACGAATCCTAAACCTCAAAGATTAACCAAAAGAAACACCGTCCGTCGCCCACAGAACGTTAAGTTCCCGGGTGGCGGGCAGATCGTTGGCGGAGTCTACTTGTTGCCGCGCAGGGGCCCTAGATTGGGTGTGCGCGGCACTAGGAAGAGTTCGGAGCGATCGCAGCCCAGGGGAAGACGCCAACGTATCCCCAAAGCTGCCTCTTCACAGGGTAAAGCCTGGGGCAAGCCCGGGTACCCTTGGCCCCTGTATGGTAACGAGGGCTGTGGCTGGGCAGGGTGGCTCCTGTCCCCCCGCGGCTCTCGACCTACTTGGGGCCCCACYGACCCCCGGCACCGCTCGCGAAACCTCGGTAAGGTGATCGACACCATGACCTGCGGGTTTGCCGACCTCATGGGGTACATCCCTGTCCTAGGCGCCCCCCTAGGGGGCGTTGCCAGGGCTCTGGCACATGGTGTTAGAGTTCTGGAGGACGGGGTCAACTATGCAACAGGGAACTTGCCTGGTTGCTCCTTTTCTATCTTCYTACTAGCCCTCCTGTCATGTCTAACAGTCCCGGCATCGGCTTATGAAGTCCGCAACTCCAGTGGRGTCTATCATCTCACCAATGACTGCCCCAACGCTAGTATAGTCTATGAAACAGACAACGCCATCCTACACGAGCCTGGGTGCGTGCCTTGCGTTCGCGAGGGTAATACTAGCAGGTGTTGGGAACCAGTGGCCCCCACTTTGGCGGTCCGCTATCGCGGAGCGCTTACTGACGATTTGCGGACGCATATTGACCTAGTGGTGGCGTCAGCTACCCTGTGCTCCGCCTTGTACGTGGGGGACATTTGTGGAGCCATCTTCATTGCCAGCCAAGCTGTTCTCTGGAAGCCCGGGGGGGGTCGGATAGTGCAAGATTGCAATTGTTCGATCTACCCGGGCCACGTCACCGGCCACAGGATGGCGTGGGACATGATGCAGAACTGGGCGCCGGCCTTGTCAATGGTTGCCGCTTACGCTGTGAGAGTGCCCGGTGTCATCATTACCACTGTAGCGGGCGGCCACTGGGGTGTGTTATTTGGCCTCGCTTACTTTGGTATGGCGGGAAACTGGGCAAAGGTAATACTCATCATGCTACTCATGTCCGGCGTCGACGCGGAAACCATGGCCGTCGGGGCTAGGGCCGCTCACACCACTGGCGCCCTTGTCAGCCTGCTCAATCCAGGGCCCAGTCAGCGCCTGCAGCTGATCAACACCAATGGGTCATGGCACATCAACCGGACCGCTTTGAACTGCAATGACTCTTTGCAGACAGGGTTCATAGCGGCCCTCTTCTACACACATAGGTTCAATTCTAGTGGCTGTCCCGAGAGGATGGCTTCTTGTAAACCTCTCAGTGACTTTGACCAGGGGTGGGGCCCGCTGTGGTACAATTCAACAGAAAGACCTTCGGACCAGCGACCCTATTGCTGGCACTACGCGCCATCGCCGTGTGGTATTGTGCCGGCTAAGGATGTTTGCGGTCCGGTCTACTGCTTTACACCAAGCCCGGTTGTGGTGGGCACCACGGATCGCCGGGGGGTGCCCACGTATACTTGGGGTGAAAATGAGTCTGATGTCTTCYTGCTCAACAGCACAAGGCCGCCGCAAGGCAGTTGGTTTGGGTGCTCATGGATGAACACAACGGGGTTCACGAAGACCTGCGGAGGTCCTCCGTGCAAGATACGTCCCCAGGGTGCCCAGAGTAACACCTCTCTCACTTGTCCCACAGACTGCTTCAGGAAACATCCGCGTGCCACATACTCCGCTTGCGGATCTGGTCCGTGGTTGACACCTAGATGCATGGTCCATTACCCCTATAGACTGTGGCACTACCCGTGTACAGTCAACTTCACCATACACAAAGTCAGGTTATACATAGGGGGTGTAGAACATAGGCTCGATGCAGCGTGCAATTGGACGCGGGGTGAGCGATGCGACCTGGAGGACCGAGACAGGGTGGACATGTCCCCCCTGCTCCATTCCACTACGGAGCTCGCAATACTTCCGTGTTCCTTTGTGCCGCTTCCGGCCTTATCTACGGGACTGATCCACCTGCACCAAAACATCGTTGACGCCCAGTACCTTTATGGTCTTTCTCCCGCTATAATAAGCTGGGCCATCAGATGGGAGTGGGTAGTCCTCGTTTTCCTACTCCTGGCGGACGCGCGGATCTGCGCCTGCCTTTGGATGATGATGCTTATGGCCCAGGCTGAAGCCGCTCTGGAGAACTTGATCCACCTCAACGCGGCCAGCCTTGCGGGAACCCATGGTATCTGGTGGCTCCTTTTAGTCTTTTGTGCCTCTTGGCATCTACGAGGCAGGGTTGTCCCTCTGGTGACGTATGGGATATGCGGGATGTGGCCCTTCTTCCTCATGTTGCTGAGCCTCCCCCCACGAGCGTATGCTCTGGACAGGGAAGTGAGCGCAGCGTTGGGAACGGGCATGCTCGCCATCATCCTATTAGTTACCTTGGGACCGCACTACAAGAGACTTCTAGCCCTTATTCTCTGGTGGGTCACATATTTCCTTACAAGGTGTGAAGCAGCACTCCAAACGTGGGTCCCTCCTCTCAACCCTCGGGGGGGCAGGGACGGTTTCATCCTGTGTGTGCTGCTGTGCTATCCAGGCCTTGTCTTTGACATCACAAAATGGTTGCTGGTCATGATGTGCCCTCTCTACCTCCTCCAGTTGTGTTTGGTGAGGACTCCATACTTTGTGAGGGCCCAGGCCCTCATCAGAGTGTGTTCTCTCTTCAAAACGCTAGCTGGGGGACGGTACGTGCAGGCCGCGCTGCTCACTATTGGCCGCTGGACCGGCACTTATATTTATAACCATCTCGCCCCCCTGGAAACATGGGCCGCCGGCGGCCTACGGGATTTGGCCGTTGCAGTCGAGCCCGTGATATTCTCCCCCATGGAGAAGAAGATCATAGTTTGGGGGGCGGAGACCACTGCTTGTGGCGACATTCTTTGTGGCCTGCCTGTCTCAGCTCGGCTCGGCAGGGAAGTCCTGCTAGGGCCCGCGGATGACTACAGGTCCATGGGATGGCAACTCCTGGCTCCAATCTCAGCATACGCACAGCAGACCCGCGGTCTCATCTCTACCCTTGTCGTGAGCCTCACTGGCCGTGATAAGAACGAGACTGCCGGCGAGGTGCAGGTGTTGTCCACCTCAACGCAGACCTTCCTGGGGACCAATGTGGGCGGTGTCATGTGGGGACCTTATCACGGAGCGGGCACGCGGACTGTGGCCGGCCGGGGTGGGCCTGTCCTCCAGATGTACACGTCAGTCAGTGACGATCTGGTGGGCTGGCCTGCCCCGCCTGGCTCCAAGTCCCTCGAGCCCTGCTCGTGCGGGTCAGCAGACCTTTACTTGGTGACGCGCAATGCTGACGTCCTTCCTCTTAGGAGGAAGGGTGACGGTACAGCGTCCCTACTGTCCCCGCGCCCTGTGTCCTCCCTTAAAGGCTCCTCGGGAGGGCCTGTCTTGTGCCCCCAAAGTCATTGCGTTGGCATCTTCAGAGCTGCTGTCTGCACCCGCGGTGTAGCCAAAGCAGTTCAGTTTGTTCCCATCGAGAAGATGCAGGTGGCCCAGAGGTCGCCATCATTCAGTGACAATAGCACCCCTCCAGCGGTGCCCAGCACCTATCAAGTAGGCTATTTACATGCCCCCACTGGCAGCGGCAAGAGCACTAAGGTCCCTGCGGCGTATGCCAGCCAGGGCTACAAAGTGCTCGTGCTTAATCCATCAGTCGCGGCCACCCTTGGGTTTGGTGCCTACATGTCCAAGGCTTATGGAATTGATCCAAGTGTGCGCACCGGCGCGCGCACGGTGACCACGGGGGCTCCCATAACTTACTCAACCTATGGGAAGTTCCTTGCCGACGGGGGTTGTTCAGGTGGTGCCTATGATATAATCATATGTGATGAATGCCATGCCATCGATGCTACCACCGTGGTCGGCATAGGCACCGTGTTGGACCAGGCAGAGACTAGTGGTGTCCGACTTGTGGTGCTAGCTACGGCCACCCCCCCCGGAAGCGTTACGGTGCCCCACCCCAACATCGAGGAGGTCGCCCTTGGCAACGATGGGGAAATTCCCTTCTATGGGAAAGCCATCCCCCTGCAACACATCAAGGGGGGAAGGCATCTCATTTTCTGTCATTCCAAAAAGAAATGTGATGAGCTTGCCGGGAAGCTCACCTCATTGGGGCTGACTGCCGTTGCTTACTATAGGGGGTTGGATGTTTCGGTGATCCCAACGTCTGGCGATGTAGTCGTGGTGGCTACTGATGCCTTGATGACGGGCTTTACCGGAGACTTCGACTCCGTCATAGACTGCAACGTGGCGGTTACCCAGACTGTAGACTTCTCCTTGGACCCCACCTTCACTATTGAGACCACCACAGTCCCGCAAGATTCTGTCTCGCGCTCTCAGAGACGTGGGAGGACAGGTAGGGGCAGGCTTGGCATCTACAGATACGTGTCCAGTGGCGAGCGGCCATCCGGTATGTTCGACACCAGCGTGCTCTGTGAGTGCTATGACCTGGGGTGCTCGTGGTATGAACTAACGCCCAGTGAAACCACCACGCGCCTCAGAGCCTACCTCAATTGCCCTGGTCTTCCAGTGTGCCAAGACCATCTGGAGTTCTGGGAGGGCGTCTTTACGGGACTTACTCATATTGATGCACACTTCCTGTCCCAGACCAAACAAGAGGGCCAAAATTATGCGTACCTGACTGCATACCAAGCTACAGTGTGCGCCCGGGCGAAAGCCCCCCCGCCCTCCTGGGACGTCCAGTGGAAGTGTCTCCAAAGACTAAAGCCACTGTTAGTAGGGCCCACGCCCTTGCTATACAGGCTAGGCAGTGTTACCAATGAAGTCACATTCACTCATCCCATCACCAAATACATTGCCACGTGCATGGCTGCCGACTTGGAGGTCACTACGAGCACCTGGGTGATCGTAGGTGGCGTCCTCGCCGCCGTGGCCGCATATTGCATGTCTACTGGCAGTGTTGTTGTGGTTGGCCGTGTGGTCCTTGGATCCAACGTGGTGACGGCCCCCGACAGAGAGGTTTTATACCAGCACTTTGATGAGATGGAAGAGTGCTCCAAAGCTCCTGAATTGCTGAAACACGCCCAAACCATCGGCGGAATGTTCAAGGACAAGGCCCTCGCCGTCTTGGATACGCTCAAGCCGGCCGCCCAGGCTGCTGTTCCCATTGTGGAGACCAACTTCCAAAAGGTGGAGAAGCTGTGGAATCAGCATATGTGGAACTTCATAAGCGGCATTCAATACCTAGCTGGGCTATCCACACTGCCAGGTAATCCAACTGTGGCCTCACTGATGGCCTTCACCGCCTCAGTTACTAGCCCCCTTGCTACATCGACCACACTACTAGTCAACATCCTGGGTGGGTGGTTCGCAAGCCAGTTAGCGCCGCCGTCTGCTGCCACGACTTTCGTGGTCTCGGGCCTCGCAGGGGCGGCAGTGGGTAGTGTTGGCTTGGGCAAGGTCTTAGTTGATGTCCTGGCCGGCTATGGCGCCGGCATAGCTGGCGCCCTGGTGGCCTTCAAAATCATGTCTGGAGAGGTCCCTAGCACAGAGGATCTGGCAAACCTCTTACCTGCCATACTCTCACCTGGAGCTTTAGTTGTGGGAGTTGTTTGTGCCGCGATCATCAAACGGCATACCGGCACTAGTGAGGGAGTCACGCAGTGGATGAACCGTCTCATTGCGTTCGCCTCCCGTGGAAATCACGTGTCGCCGACCCACTACATACAGGATGATGATGCGTCAAAACGCGTCATGGGGATACTCAGCTCCCTTACCATCACCAGCCTCATAAAACGAGTACTGGCCTGGGCGCAGACTGAYTATTCTGCGCCCTGTGCCGGGAGCTGGCTCCGGGAGGTGTGGGACTGGGTTTGCATGGTCCTATCCGACTTTGCATCTTGGTTGAAGGCCAAGGTACTTCCCAGCCTTCCAGGGATCCCATTCCTATCCTGTCAGAAAGGGTATAAAGGTGAGTGGCGGAACGATGGCATCATGAACACCAAGTGCCCGTGTGGGGCCCTGATAGCAGGGCACGTCAAGAACGGATCGATGCGCATCGTGGGCCCCAAGACCTGCCGAAACACCTGGTGGGGAACCTTCCCTATTAATTCCCATACCACGGGACCAAGTTCTCCTGTACCCTCCCAYTGTTATCAAAGGGCCTTGTGGAGGGTATCTGCRACGGAGTACGTCGAGATCCTTCGTCACAATGACCAGCATTAYGTGGTGGGAGTGACGGCGGAGGACCTCAAGTGCCCGTGTCAGGTTCCTTCCCCCGAATTCTTCAGCTTTGTGGACGGGGTGCGGATACACAGATTCGCCCCTGAACCCAAGCCCATGATCCGGGAAGAAGCCGCTTTCGTGGTGGGTCTGCACTCATATGTGGTGGGGTCTCAGCTCCCTTGTGAACCGGAGCCGGACGTCCAAACTGTCTCGCAGCTCCTAACCGACCCCTCACACATCACCGCAGAAACCGCGGCTAGAAGGCTCAGGAGAGGTTCCCCCCCATCCAACGCCAGTTCTTCTGCTAGTCAACTCTCAGCTCCATCTCTAAAAGCCACCCACACAACTCTGCCACAACATCCTGACGCAGAACTGATAGAGGCCAACCTCATGTGGGAACATAAGGTTGGTGCCATCAGAAGGATGGAGACAGACACCAAAGTCATCATACTTGACTCCTTTGATTCAGCTTCTTCCGTYGAGGATGACATGGAACCGTCCACCGCCGCGGAGTGTCTGCGTACGCGTAAGGTCTTCCCACCGGCCATGCCCATATGGGCGAGGCCAGACTACAATCCTCCTGTTGTGGAGAATTGGAAGGACCCCGAGTACGCACCTCCCCAGGTGTCTGGGTGCGCTCTACCACCTGCGCAGACCCCTCCTGTTCCACCACCCAGGCGGAAGCGGGCGGTTATCCAACTCACAGAGTCCGCGGTTTCCACGGCACTGGCGGAACTCGCTGAGAGGTCCTTCCCAAAGGAGGAGGCACCCCCCAGCGACTCCGCCATTAGTCTGGATTCACCGGCGGCAAATGACCCTCCATCTGATTGTGACCAAGGCAGTGAGATCTCTTTCTCATCCATGCCACCCCTAGAGGGGGAGCCGGGTGATCCAGACTTGTCTGATGGCTCTTGGTCAACAGTCAGCACCAGATCTGACGTGATTTGCTGTTCCATGTCCTACTCATGGACGGGAGCCTTAGTGACGCCCTCCGGTCCGGAGGAGGAAAGGCTCCCAATAAATGCCCTYAGTAACACCATGCTTCGGCATTATAACATGGTTTACAGCACAACATCACGCTCAGCTTCACAAAGAGCAAAAAAAGTGACTTTTGACAGATTGCAAGTCCTAGACGACCACTACAAAAGGGCGCTCGCCGACGTGAAAGCGGATGCTTCCACGGTTAAGGCGCAGTTGCTCTCAGTAGAGGAAGCTGCTGCCCTCACCCCTGCCCACTCAGCCAGATCTAAGTTTGGGTACGGGGCAAAGGAAGTCAGATCTCTTGCGCCCAAGGCAATGTCTCACATCAAAGAGGTCTGGAAGGACTTGCTACAGGACATGACCACCCCGATACCGACCACCATAATGGCCAAGAATGAAGTCTTCTGCGTAAATCCTGCCAAGGGCGGGAAAAAGCCAGCTAGACTGATTGTTTACCCTGACCTAGGTGTGAGGGTATGCGAGAAGCGGGCTTTGTACGACATAGCTCAAAAGCTTCCGAAGGCCATAATGGGGCAGGCGTACGGGTTCCAATATTCACCATCGCAGCGGGTCGARTACYTAGTTAAGACGTGGAAGTCCAAACGGACTCCCATGGGCTTCTCATATGACACCCGCTGCTTTGATTCCACTGTCACAGAACAAGACATCCGCACTGAGAGCGAGATCTATCAGTGCTGCAACCTCGACCCCGAGGCTCGCACCATCATTAACGCCCTTACCGAGAGGTTGTACGTGGGGGGACCCATGTTCAACTCTAAAGGTCAGAGGGTCGGTTATCGAAGGTGCAGAGCCAGCGGAGTTTTCCCCACCAGCATGGGAAACACTATGACGTGCTACATCAAAGCCAAAGCGGCTGCAGCAGCTGCAGGGCTAGAGAGCACTGATTTCCTGGTCTGCGGCGATGACTTGGTGGTCATTTGCGAGAGCAAGGGAGTCGAACGGGATAGGGCGGACCTGCAAGCCTTTGCAGCGGCAATGACCAGGTACTCCGCTCCACCCGGGGACATGCCCCAGCCCGCTTATGACCTTGAGCACATTGACTCTTGCTCATCCAATGTCTCAGTCGCCCGGGACAACTCGGGGAAAAGAGTCTACTACCTCACTAGAGACCCTACCAACCCACTATCCAGGGCAGCTTGGGAGACCGCCCGTCACTCACCTGTAAACTCCTGGGTGGGCAACATAATCATGTTTGCCCCCACCATATGGGTGAGGATGGTTCTCATGACTCACTTTTTCGCTCTCCTCCTCAATGAGGAGCGATTGAACGATCCAGTGAGTTTTGAGATGTATGGTGCAACCTACACGGTCTGCCCAACAGACTTACCAGACATTATACAAAGACTCCATGGGCTCCGCGCATTTGAACTCCATACTTACTCTCCAGCAGAACTGACGCGGGTGGCAGCTACCCTCAGGAAGCTTGGGGTGCCACCCCTCAGGACCTGGAGACAACGGGCTCGCAAGGTCCGCGCGGGGCTGATAGGCCAGGGGGGCAGGGCTCGCATATGCGGTCTCTACCTCTTCAACTGGGCTGTCAGGACCAAGATCAAACTCACTCCACTTGCAGGCGCTGGCCGGCTCGATCTTTCGAGCTGGTTCAGCGTTTGCGCCGGCGAGGCGGACGTGGATCACAGCACGCCCAGAGCCCATCCTCGCCCATTACTCCTGTGCCTACTCCTACTTGCCGTAGGGGTAGGCATTTTCCTCCTACCCGCTCGGTAAGCGGGTAACACTCCAGGCTTTTAAGCCATAAATTCTGTTTTTTTTTTTTTTTTTTTTTTTTT